CAGACAACAGCAGGTAGTGCATTTTCGTTTAGCGAGACATTCAACGGCGGAGACGCAATCCCAACAGGAACGACCGTTAGTAGCGGTGTGGTTGGAACCTTACCCGCATTTGGAAGTGTCACAACCACTGCTGGTGGCGTGGCTGGTTCTCTCGCTGGTACTATCAATTCTGCTGGCACGATGTCATTGACTGCTGGTGGTGCTGGTACAAGTGCTACTGGGCAATTCGTTTCGGAAATTACCATCAGATAAGTTGGATAGATAGTTATGAAGAGATTATTCTTCGTGGCATTACTACTGGGATCCCCAGCAATGGCAGTCCCAGTAGTCCCCAACTTTACACAGGGGTCGATGACGAGCCACACTGAGACAACACAAAAAATTACGGAAACCATCAACTCGATGGACTATAACACAGGGTATCAATACTCTGTAACTGGAAGTGGAATTACAGCATCGGGGGCATTGCAGCCTGGCACTGGTGCTAACAATGTAACTATAGACGGCGTGACTTCGCAATGGACAGGAATCAACAGCAGACCAAACTTTACGCAAACGACTCCAGGAGGAGCGTTTCAGTTCACAGAAACCTACAAAGGTCCAGGTCTGAGCAATCAAACAATCATCCAAAGAACCACAGAGGTTACAAGCGTAACAGATACTACAAGTATCTTCTCCCAGTAATTATCAGTGCGCTCATTCCTCAAGAAGCACTCGCGGAAGTTGGTGGTGTTAGTGCTACTGCGGCTCCTGTCGCCAATAGTTCTGGCAGTGTTACTAACCAAGCCATTCAAGTTTTACAAGGTCCCTACATTACCAACACCTACGGTGGAGGAATCCAATGTCAAGGTCCAACCCTAAATATCACTCCATATGTAACGGGAAGTGCTTCTGCTACCAAACCATATGAACCATACTACTATGACCCTGTATATGATATGAGGGATCTAGATGATGATGGTGCTCCCGATAATCCTGGCTCTGTATTGTATCGTGTTCCTGTAAGGACAGGACAGAAAGATAACTACAATCTCGGTGTTGGTTTCTCTGCTACTTGGTCTCGTCCTCTCGATAAGAAGTTGCAGGACCAATGCAAAGAGGCAGCTGCTGCTAACATCGCTTTGATGCAACAGACAACTGCCAATAAGAGATTGGATTTTGAGATCGCTAGACTTAAGAACTGTGGTGAGTTGATGAAGCAAGGAATTCAATTCCATCCACGCTCACCATACTATAAAGTGTGTGCTGATGTGGTTGTGAATAATCCTCCAGGGCATACCCATCCACACGTTCATAAAATCCCTGCTCCCGTATCTCAGAGAGCAGAGGATTTAGGTGGAGAAATTAGTCGTCAGTGAGATGATCCGCACAAGAAAGAGTGTCACAAGGAGGACAATCATTCTTATATTGTAACTCATAGGGTGTGAGTGCTTCGTTCAATGCTTCCAATACATTCTCCTTGAAAGAACGATAAGGAATGAACAACTCATCATCCTCAGTCTTATAGTCCTGGTGTGTTTCTTTGAACTTACGATCTACATCATACAGGAGACTTGTTACGATGTCGTTGATGATTTCAATGCTCTTTGGTGTGAGTGAGTACCAATCATAACCAGGGAACATATCATCTTTGACACGATCTAGCAGTGCTTTCTTACAATGCCACTGACTATCAAAGATTTGAGTAAATGCTTCCCAATCGTGTTGGGATTTGAAATGTGGGATACTCATTATGCTACTCCGTTTGCACTATCAATAACGTTTTCTTTGTGATGCTCAAATGCTGCATCAAGGTTCTTCCATTCTTGATACTTCGTATGAAGATCTTCGTCCATAGTCAACTCATATTCCTTACAGACCTTACGCTGATCTTCCTCACGCACATAGTCATTGAATACCAATGACATAGCACCGCTACGAATGGAAACAGGATCCATTCCTACACAGAGGAGAAACTTTTCAAAAAGTTTGAAATACTGTTTGGCGTTAAGGTCTGCTGCTGGTGCAGTGATAAGATAATGCTCTTCAGGAATGTAATCATCATCAGTCCAAGATGATGTCCCATAAGTGGGAGTGAACGTAGCATCAAACTTAAATTGAACTTCTGCTTCGTATGTCATTTGGGCTTGAGCGTTTGTCTCAATGCCATTATAGCACGGTTTCGGTCCCGTTGCTCGTTTCTACGCTCGGCAGTGGACAGTACAGGAACTGTCTTCCCTCTGATAGCAGCAATCTTTTTCATCACCTTCTTGACTGTTGGTTTGACAACCTTCAGCAAGATGTCTGCAAGTGGTTTTGCCATAAGTGCTGATGCTGTAGCCACTACAGCAATACTTGAAGTAGTTACTACTGTTCCAGGAGCAGGAAGACCAGCAATAATTTGCTGGGGAATAGGCACAGGTTCTGTAATCTGAATACACTGGTTACCAACTAACTGATACTCAGTAACTTTCTTTCGGAAACCTTCAATGTATGTGCCAACAGGTTCCTTTGCCTGCTGTGCTGGTGTAGGACAATCTACCTTGGCAGTAGCAGGGGGAGTTTTAGGTATCGGTAGGTCTGGTGCTTCGGGAGCTTTAGGTTGCCTTGTATCTACCTCTGGACGCTGAGTGGGCAGCATCTGGTTAGGTTCATACTGAATAGGATTATAACTGGGGACACCATTATCGCAATACGTTACCAATCCTCGCGAATCATCTTGACCTACGGTTTTAGATTTGTTGTTACTTTCGTGAGCTTCAACACAACCAGGAACATCAACGATGGGCGAACCAATATTTACCACTACAGGTGGTGCTAGTGGAGTTGATGTGTAATATTCGTTAGCAGTTATAACTCTCGGGATTTCAATTCCACGGATGTTGATGTCCGTGGAAGTAATGTTGGGAATCTCAGGCATCAATCATCCTTAAATAAATTCGCAATCGCAGTTAATACTGAGTGGAATGCAACATAAAGAAAAAACTTTCCTTCAGCATCCCTGTCCCTTTTCCTTCTTGTAGTAGTCATAATTAACAATCATTGAATACAGAACCAACTTGACTACCTAAATCAGATCCGACTCTACCACCAAGAAGAGTTACCCAACCAGCAGCCAACCACCCTATATAGGGGATTCCTACGACTGCAGGCACGAGAGCACCAGCAGCAATGCTAGTCCCTGCTAGGGCACCTTGAGAGCGTGCTCCAGCGTCCGCCCTGATACACTCTTCGCTTTTCGCACCTAACTTTCCCTCAGGGTCTAATGCCCCACCTCCCAAGTTTCTAGCGCCATCCATAGTGAATTGATCCGTACGATATTCTCTTCTGCGTGTTGTACCTCCACCAAAAAATCCCTTCTTATCTTGATCGACTTGAAGGGATCTTTCCGATTCCAGAACCCTGGGATCGTTTGCTTTATATTCAATTTTATACCCGTCTTTGGTTGCCTCAACTTTGTATGACGAATAATCGCCTGTGGGGAAATTGATGACGGGATATTGTGGTCTAGTAGCATTCAACAAATGTCCAAGTACACCTATGTGAGCAACACCCAAAACACCAAGTAATGCCAATCCAGCAATCTTTATTGGCGATTTTTTCTTTGTTGGAGTTTCCATTGGCATTTCCTCCACGATAGGTTCGGGTTGTACTTGAGACTTCCAGAGTTTCATCTCTAGAACGGAATAGCGGGACCAGTAACAGCAGGTGCACCACCACCAACTCCAGGAGCGGCAGGGACAGCACCACCAGTAACAGAGGGCATCTTAGGCATAGCGCCTTGGATCATACCAGGGAGTGCTTCAGAAATAGACTCTGTTGCTGCTTTGATTGCCTGCTCCTTGGCAGACTCGATGAGTGCATCTTTATTCAGAAGCACATAAGCACTGCCGCCAATCAAACCCAAGGAGGTCAGACCAGACAGCAGTGCTACGATGTTAATCAGTTTTTGCATCTTTTTTAGGTTCGATAGCGGAAACAACTTCGGGTTCTTTTTTGGCAGATGATTTAACACCATTGCCGTTCCCATTACCGCCACCTGCTTTAGCAGGAGACAAACCGAAGGCAGCTAGAGAACCAGAAAAGACCGAGGCGATAAAGGTAGGATCAAAATCAAGAATTTTTTGACCGTTGGGTAAGCGAACGTATGAGAACGTGAGAAGAGAAGCGGACCAGATAAGTACGACAACTTTCACCAAATTACCAAGAACTTCACTCTTATCTTCATCGTGAGGATGGTCTTTCTCTTCCACTTTTGCTTGGGCTTTTTTACCGAGCATTAGTAGAAAATCAAGGCTCTTTTATTTAGACTTCTGCAGTCTTCTTTTTGCCGATGTTGTATTTGGATTCTAAGATCCAATCTCCCTTATCTTTGTATGAAATTACTTTGATTTGATTGAGTGGTGCAAGTTCGCCCAAAGACTCTGGTTGTGCGATCTCTACCAAACCCCAATCAGACAGAAGTTTAGTAATTCTATTACGACGCTCAACATCATTGGAAGTTAAGTTTGCGTGCTTACCATCAAGCGCAAACAGTTCCTTGAAGTGAACGATATAATACCTGCCCTTTTTATGTAGAATGTGGCAAGATTGAAATAGTTTCTTTTCTTTGCGAGAAGCAACACCAATACGAGTTAACGTTTCTCTGACCTTAAGAAAGTCATCAGGTTGATTGAGAGCAACCTCAACCATCATATCAGCGTTCCAAGAAATCTCAGTAGGATTCTCAGTCATCCTTTTCCTCCAGTATTCATTTTTGATCTAATCAATTCAATCTGATCTTTAGTCAGAATTCGTAACGCATCCCGTGCTTTGTCATCTGAATACTTGAAGTAGTCTTTGATGAGGTTTAGATCTTCGATCTTTTCCTTTCGCTGCCAGGGAGAGAAACGGCGTTTCTTTCTCAGACTATTTAGATAAAACGAATATTGAAGGTCCTTATCCAAGTGGTGCATACGATTCAATTCGTTTGCATACATCACAGTATCAAGATGCCCACTCACACACCGATTAACAATGTATGGTGGGTAGTTCTTGATCCAGTCTTCTCCTCGCTCACGCAGATCTTCTTTACTGAAGTTGATGCTGGTAAGATAATCACCCAGCGGATACTGCTCTTTCTTGCTCATTAAAAAGTTGATCGAGGGGACTTTGGAAATAGTTTGTGACTAGAAGTTCTTTACGCTTGGATTGATCTAAGTTGTAAGAACCCGTGGATCGCATCGTATAAGTGAGATTCCACTCAGTCAAAGTATACTCGGAAAACATTTCACGGGTATTCTCATTTGAATTGTAGGTGATCATCCAGTTAAAGGGAGATGCCTTGCAACACTCAGAAAAGTATTTGTGGTCAAATCCCTTATGCATCGTACCACCTTTGTTTCCATAAAGGAAGTCTTTGATGTCATATGGAGGATCTAGGAATACAAAAGTATCTTCGGTACCATCCTCCATCAAGAGAGTTGAGTAATCATCATTAGTAATATGCCAATGTTGAATGAGATCCTGAAACTCAACAAGTTTTTTCATCCCTCTCCTACTGAAGTTTGAGTTGGATGCTTGTGCGGAGAAGGACGAATTCTCAGTGAGTCCCGAGAAAGAGCATTTGTTTAGAACATAAAAGTAAACTGCCTGCATAAACTCATTAACATCAGCAATCTCTTGCTTGCATTTGAGAAACAGATCCTTAGCAGATTCTGGGTTATCGTTCTTGTCTTTCAATGCTAGAAGAGTCTCCGACATACGATCACCCTCTTCCTGCAATTGCACCCAGAAGTTGTACAAGTAATAGTATTTGTCATTCACCCAGACTTCTGCCTCTGGGTTCTGCTTAGTAAAGGCAATCGCAACAGAACCCCCACCCAGAAATGGTTCGCGAAACTCACCAATCTGTTGGGGGAATTGCTGTAGAAGATACTGTGCTGCGCGAGACTTGCCGCCAGGATAACGCAAAGGTGTCTTCAGAGATTTCATTCGGGATCAGGTTGAATCACGGGATCATCTTGGATCAACTCGATGTTGACCATATTTTGCCCAAAAGGACCGAAGTTGATCGGACCTGTGGGGAGGGCATTGAATGCTATATTAGCACGGAATTGATCTCCTACGTGGGGAGTTGAGAAATGGAGTAACCAACTTGGCCAAACAACAAGAGTGCCAGGACCATACTCGGGGGCGCTGCAAGCGTTCTTATACTTGGATGAGACTACTTCCATCTGGTTGTATGAACGAACCCACACTGGATCTTGGAACTGTGTAGGGTGCCCTTCCGAGAGACAATAGATACCAGACCAATAAGATAGCGGGTGTCGATGTGGTTGATGCATACCGTGACTGTGAGGCATCGATACGTTACCCCACATCATAGAGATCTCAAACTTTCCCCACATTTCAAATTCTTGATCTTCCTGAATTTCATCAAGACATTTGTGAATCCAATCAGTAAGAGGTTTGAATTCTGGGAGATTATGTAAATTGCCTTTAGTAGACTGTACTGGATGGGGAAGATTAAACATTCCCCTATCAATAGGATCTAGTGCATCTAGTGTTGGTTCCACAAGATCTACATTTTTGAATGTAAAGATCTCAATAGGAAAGATATGATGGATTTTCATTTACGCCACACAAACATACTATCGTAGACACTCATATGATTATCTATGGAATATGCTTCTCGGAATTGTGCAACAGCTAGAGATACCCTCTCACAATCGTAGTCGTGCCCAATAAACAAACCACCCTTCTTAAGTTTAGGATACCAGTCATTCAGTTCACGACATACCTGATCATAAGATAACCACGCATCCATAAAGATAAAGTCGAATGTTTCATCATCCGTTCTACGATGAAGATCTTCAGTACGACCTTTCCAGATCTCCGAACGATGCCCCTCACCAGACCAACGAATATTATGATGTGCAGTCCATTCGATAACTTCGATCTCGGCAGCATTTACCGAGTTGAGTGGACCCTCACCTTTGGGATTCATAAAATCGGTGTATGGTTCGTATGCATCAATGCCATACAACTTCTTCACGTTAGGACAGTTCTGCAAAATTGTGCAGTGACTTTCAGCACGATCGACACCCAACTCCAAACCAATAAGATTCGGTCCTTCCATCCCGATAAGATGGATGACCGAACGAACATCAGTAAGAGCGTTTTTGAAGTTGTAATACATCAGACAATAATCTTTTTCTTATCGGGTGTTTGGATCAGAGAAAACATTTGCTTGTATTGATCAACAATACCATCCTGAGTCTCAGCAATGTACACAACGTACGAACGAGGAATCTCAAGTTCAGTTCCACGTTCTTTCAGAATCGGAGACCAGGGAGCAAATCCCATAGTACCATTGCCTGAAGGAATAGCAACGATGGGGTTGATAATGGTGATAGTGCCGTCACCTTCTTTAACTAGATCGGCAACAACATCTTCACCAGAGAGGACACGGATTAGTTTAACGTTCATTTGAATTCATCTGGATAGGGTAACCACTTGTTGTGACAGTTGCATAGATTGCATTTTAACTCGGCATAGTGTTTGGTATCAGGTCGAAGAATAACTCTTGCAGTTTTAGAATAACAATCTT